CCAAAATTAATTGGGGGCCTTTCGGTAGTTTAATTCTTAATTAATTAAGAAGCAACCTTAACGTTCTTTACAACTACCCAAGCGTCTGCCTGCTCGATTTGAACACCAACACGAGTATACATTGTGTACTCGATTGAGTCCTTACGTGGCCAGAAGAAGCGGTAAACAGTAACATCACGCTTGATACCAATAACAACGTTATTTGGGAATGTCAAGTGGATATCTCCGTGTGAACCTGATGGGCTTGCATATGTACCTGTCTGTGTCTCAGGAAGCAATGGAACTTCAACGATTGGAATACCAAATGCGTATGGAGCTACATATCCTGCTGGACCTCCAAGAACTGGAACGTCGCCACGGATGATGCCTGAAGCAATATCTTGTGGAGTAACATTCTGGATGTTCTGTGAGTTTGAGTATAGGTAATCTTGGATCAAGTTTGATCCTGCAAGGAAGCGAAGGTCTGTACGACGTTGCTTGTACTTACGTGGAAGAGCCTTAAGGGCTGAGTTAAATACTGCACGAGAAACTGCAGCACCTGCAGCATCGACAACGTGACCGCTTGTCTTTGCCTTCTTAATTACACCGTCAAAAGACTTGTATAGTGCATCGCTTGAAAGTGATGTATCACCGTTAAGAATAACATCTTCGATGTCATTTCCTGCTTGTGTTGCCATCATACGTGCAATGTGATCTTCTAGATCTGCACCTTCAATGTTGTCTTCTAGAGACTCTGTTGAAAGCTCCCAGTCCATGCGGAGTTTCTTTGTTGAAAGAGAAATTTTTGAGAAAGTAACACCGCTGTTAGCAGCTGTGTTTTCGCCTTCGGATGCAAGCTTTACAAGCTTCTCTCCTACGGACATACGATCAATTTCTGTTGTGTCAGCTTTCATACGGACTGTACGTGCAACCTTACCAATTACGGTAGCATCGAACATATAGTCCAAGAATCGTGCTGATTGTTCTGGGTTTAGAAGTCCACCGTTGCCATTTTCTGAAGCAACATGAACGCCTGAACCACCTGTTGAAGAACCGAACCCAGTTGATATTGTTGCACCAGCTGCTGCGGCCTTTTCTAATAATTCATTACTCATTTTTATTTCACCTACCTTATTTTAGTTAAAGATTTCATTTACGGAACCGAGGAAAGCTCCAGACCATTTTGATTTTGATTTGGTAAATACCTCAGACCCGCCAAGGTCAGAGGACTTCTTAATTGCGGTATCGCCTTCTACGGCATCAACCTGCTTTTGAACACCTTCAATGGTGCCCTTTATTTCTGTCACAGCTGCACTAAGTGCGCTGTGCTTTTCTGCCAACTCAGAAATTCTATCATCAACGCTCTTGCTGAAAGCTTCAACAGATGTTTTAATTTCTGTAACTTGTGCAGCATTTGCTTCTGTAGCTTTTGTGAGTGTCTCTGCGAAAAAGCCTTTTAGATCGCCTAACATTTTTGCAAAATCAGGTTCATCAACCATAACTTCTACTGTGTCGGCTGCTTTTTCAACGTTGTCGGCAGAGGTATCTTCAACTGTAGAATCTACAGCTTCCAATGATTTGTCAAAAAGATTGACGTTTGAGTCATTGTTAGCTTCCGCTACAACTGTCTCAACTTCTGGAGTAACTTCGGCTGGTGCTTCAACAACTGCTTCTGCAGCTACTTCAACATCATTACCTACATTAAGTTTTTCCATGTCATTACCTCCTTCTACGTTTGCCTGTTTTGCTAATTGTGTTTCAGGCAACGGTAATCTTGACTTCTTGAATGAAGCAAGAATTTTATCTATTTCTTTTGACTTATTAATGTCTGAACTTTCTACCCAACCGATTAGCACAGCTGGTTTTCCAGATATTGGTGAATCAAAAGTTTTTTCTGTAGACATAAACACTGAGTCGCTGTCTTCGCAATAAAAAATATTTTCTGTTACTACATTTGTAGCAAGGCCTTTATAAACCATCTTTCCATTAACTTTCTCAATTGAAAAAATGTTACATAGCTCGTTTGCTGGTGAGTCGACAATTGAAAGTTCAACAAGGTCATAGTCCTTGATAAATCTTACTGCCTCTCCTGTTGCTTTGTTAACTTCATTGTCAGACTCTTTAATCTTTCCGCCAATTGAAAAACCAGAAAGAGTGCCATCAAGAACTTTTTCCCAAGTATCTTGTGCACCCTTTGAAATGTATGAAGTTACATAAACTCCATTGTAAAAAGTTTGAGATTTTTGATCGTAGTATGTTTCTGGTTTAAATGAAACAACCTTACCAACTGCAATTGACTGATGCATCTCACGAAGGTTGCCTCTAAATTTTTCAAAAGCTTTTATGCTTGCTTCTGCTGTGACAACATCTCCTGTCTGGTCAACATTATCTAATGTTGCAAAACCAGATACAGTTCTATTTTCTCGGTTGACCTTAGTAAACGGAATCGACAAATGTAAGTTGTCGCCATTACTAGACCAATGGCCTTTTTCAATGTTCATATGGTTAATTTTAGTGGTTTATCTACTATAACGCAAATAACAGTTGATTAAACTTATTTGACTTTTGGACCGTCGCCCTTGGGGTTTCTGGCTTCTCCGCTTTTATCTGGAGCATTTGCGGACCTTTGTTGGTCTCGCTTTTTATTACCAGTTGACTTTGCTTTTTGATCGGCTACTTGCTGGGGCTTTAAATCCACCATTTCGTCTCCGCCCTCAACAGTTGTCATATTCTTTCTAAGACGAACTTCATTGGGGGTAATGACCTGCATTCTCAAATAAATTTCATCAATACGGCTTTGAGTTTCTTCATCAGTAAGACTTAATTCATTAAACTTTAATTGCACAACATCTGTCTTTTCTGCAATTAAATAGTTTAATTTCTTTTCAAGTCTATCCTGTGAAGGACGGCAAACCTGCTCTTTAAATGTTTTGTCCGCATCTCTAGCAGCAGCAAGGTTAATTCCTTCTGGTATTCCGATTTTGCTAATTGGGACACGGTGAGCCAAAAGAATTTCATCTCTATTAGACTTACGATAGATATTAAATGAAGACTCTTGTTCGCCTGCTTCAATCGGCTCCATTTTAAATTCAGTTTTTGAGTCTGGCGTATCGGCTGGAAGTGGAATATATAAGGATCTGTGATTTTTGCCCTTTAGTCCAACCTGAAAAAATTCAAGAAGTTTTCTTTCTGACTCTGGTGAAAGCTTTGCTCCTTTTACTGTAATTATATATCTTGGGACTGCTTTATTTTCAAAGTAGTCTAAGTTATATCTACCAGCAAATTCGTTTCCTGCCAGCGCTTGCTGTGCTGCAATGATATCTGGTACTCCGTAGTAGTTATTCATTGGAGTGTATTTCTTTAAATGGATAATCTCATTTGGTCTATCTTCTTGACCAGCAATTGGACTTGGAGTTTCAAGATCACCAAAGTTACGGAAGTAAACTGCCTTTCCATAAAGTAGTTGAATAAATCCGTCACGGAATCTACGTACACGCATTGTTTTAGCTGGTATGTGGCCTATATAGCCTATATCTCCAGCAGTGGTACGTCCTATCTCTATGTACCCGTTTCCAGTCGCCTCAAGGTCTGTGTAGGCCTTTATAAGGGTCTCTGTAAATGATTCTTCTTCATTGCAATCATCTAGCCATTTCTCTAGCTGAGTTTTAATTCTATCAATTTTTGAACGAGCTCTATCTGCCTGCTTTTGATCAGTTATAGCATCCATTGCATCTTTTGCTTTAGATGTTTCTGTAAACATATATCCTAGGCCAACAATATTTGAAACCTTAGCATTGATGGCTGCATAGTTATAAGTAGAGACTTCATAAATTTTTGAAAGGTATTCTAAGTTATATGTTGGCTCTACAAGATCAAATAATGCATATCCGCTAATTGCTTGCTGAAGCAAATTCTGTTGTGTGCCTACGCCAGATGTTCCAACAAATGCTTTTGAAAAATCACGATTAATTTTACGCTTAAAATTTGTTCCAAGGCCTCTTAATTTTTTAATTTCTTCTAGGCCTATTTTAAATGGATCTTCTGACTCTTCTGCTTTTTGAAAATGAAACCAGTCAGATGTATTTGAAATATCTATTGTATTTGATGAATTGTCATCTTCTAAAAATTCTATGTTGCGTGTCATTGTACTTTACCGCCTCTTAGTACAGAGTCTTTGTAGACTCCGATATCGTATGGGTCTGGTGGGAGTCCCCACTTAAGTCGTTGTTCTTGTTCTGCAAGCTCTTCGTCATTAATCTTTCTGCGCCCAGATAAAAATTTGGGTTCGCCCTCATAAATACCATATGAGCGAACTTCTCTAGCCAAAGCATCGATTCTGGATCTATTGCCTTTGATTGACGTGATCGAAAGAAAATTCCCATCGTCGTCTCCAATCCATCTGCCGTCTGGCATCATCCATACGTATATGCCTAGGGTTGTCTCTTCGACAATCTTAGTATTTTTCTTTAAGATATCCATAGACCATAATCATACCATTATCTGCCACCAAAGTCCAGATTTTGTACCAACAATTACACTAAATGGTTATATTTGAACCAGCTAATTCAATAGAATAAATCGAGTAGGCTAATGAGTCATTCCCAGATGTCGATTCTGCTATCGAGAGGGCTTCTGAGCCAACTAAATTAGACCAATTTCCAATATAGTAGTTGTAATGATTTGTTATTTGATCTAAAGTTAGTGCCGATGGGTAGATAGCAATATTGTTATAAGTTGAGCCTAGGCCATAGGAGGTACCAGATATATTTTGATTAATTTTTATTATTCCAGATGTAAAGCTTGAAAGGACTAAAACTACGTGATGTGGAAAACCTACTGTAAAGTAACTTGAGCAATTTGTTTGAGATGTCACATCTTTGCCATTTACATACACGCTTGTAATTCCGCTTTTATTTATAGTCCCATCTGCAAGCCACTCAAAGACCTTTGATCCATTTGAGAATAAAACATTTTTACCAGATCCTGGGGTATATATCATTTCAATAGATCTTGATGGTGAGGCTGACTCTATATTGAACCCGCCTGATTCATGCATGGACAGACCATTATCATTGCTATATGAAAGTATTCTTTCATTATACCTAGATAGGTCATAGTCTTTATCTGAATATATTCTATCTCCAGAATTATCTGCATAGTAGTCCATGTTGTTAAAAAAATCTATTGATAAAGTTTCTATCTTGGGAATATCAAAAGATGTATCGTCGGATGACATGGCTACTTTAATATATGCACGTTCATTAGATGTAAGATCATCTTTAGTAAAATAAGGCAAAGATTTATTATTCTTACAATCTTTCCAGTTTGTTAATCCATCAAGACTAATTTGAACAGAAATGTTGTCAATGTCTGGTGAGTAGTTTAGCTGTGAACTATTAATTCCAATACCAGAAGGAACTATAATTTCTTGTGTAAAATCAAAAGATGCTGCGTATGAGACATCTGTTTTAGGAAATGTTATGTAATCTTGGTCTATAGATAGAACTGCATCTCCATTAATTAGATCTGACCATTTAATTGCAGATGGGTAGTAGTATTGTTTTACTGGCATTATTTTTGAATGATTCAATGTAAATAAAACTCCACCGTCTGGTTCTACTATTTGTAAATGATTTAATTCATAAGATCCAGCAGTATAATGATTTTTTATTTTATCCTCAGATAAAACATATCTATAAAATGCAACACAATCAATTACAAATGGCTCAGACTCATTAGAAGGACCACTCATAAATGAAACTGTTGAGTTGCTAAATGGGTAAGGCTCTGCAATAAATTTAGTTGATTTACTTATTCCATTAATATATAATATTATTGATGAGCCATTATATACAGCAGAAATATATGATACTGATGTTTTTTCTATTTTTGCAATAGCAATAGATGAACCTAAATAAAATAAAATATTACCATCTTTATAAGTTAAGCCAATTAAATTAGTATTATCAAATGCTAAAGGTATTTCATTAGTAGAATTTTGTGGAGGTTTAAACCAAAGGTCTATTGAAAACGGGTTATTCTTATATATTGAATTAGCCATTCCTGGTGATACGTATATAATCTTTGTATCAGAATTCATCTTTGTTCCAGCTATTGATCCAGGAACCAAAGGCATTAATACTGCATTTGATGAGTTAAACGATACTCCATTATTACTATTTCCAGAATAATCATATATTACCGACCCTCCGAGATTGGCATAAGAAATACCATTATCTCTTAAATCAGCGTATGTAGCATATTGTGTTTTAAGGGCATCATATGAAACTGTGGTGCCAGATATTACTTCATCTAATAAATAAAATGATGTTGGGTGGTCATTTAAGACTACGCTTTTGTATGACATCCCAAACCTACTTTTCTTCTAGTGATTTTACTCTTGCTGTAAGTTCTTGTACCGCTTTAATTAATGGAGAAATAAATTCTTCGTACCTTAATGCTTGTTGTCCTTCTGCATCATTCACATCAGAAATTACCCAGCCGCCGAAGTCAGCAATATTGACTTCATCTAAGACAGACTTTACCTCTTGTGCAATTAATCCGTAATGTGTTCTATCTCCACCAATTTTATTATATTTAACTGGGTTTAATTTATTAATAAAATTTAATCCAAGGTCAGATGTCAATATATTTTCTTTTGTTCTTTCATCTGATATAACAGTTGCTGCTGAGTTTAAATATATGTTTTTCCATCCTCTAGTTACGTTATCTGTTCCAGAGTTAATTGGACCAAGCAAACCTAAAGTAAATGTATTTGTTGATAGTGGATACCAGGCAGAGTTGACTCCAGTTGCAGATGTTGCTGTTGTTTGTAGCGCAATTCTTGTTGCAATTGGATCAATAACAGCATTTGATCCTGCTGCGCCAGTTGCGCCAGTTGCGCCAGTTGCACCAGTATCTCCACGAGGAATTGTAAAATTTAAAATAACATTGCTAGATGTTCCAGTATTTGTAACAATAGCGTTTGTTCCTGCTGCACCTGTAGTTACTGGGCTAGCAATAGTAATTGTTGCTGCTGCATCACCTTTTGGACCAGTTGCTCCAGTTGCTCCAGTTGCTCCAGTTGCTCCAGTTGGTAAAACTAAATTTAAAACTTGAGATGGAGATGTGCCAGTAATTGTTGCAGAAGCTAATGCGCCAGATTCAACTGTTCCAATTGTTAAAACATTTGATGGACCAGGGCCACCAATTACTCCATCTTGACCTTTTGGAATATTAAATGTTAAAGATTGTGATGGAGATGTTCCGCTAATAGTTACCGAAGCATTTTGACCAGCATTTATTGTATTTGTTGAAGCAATGGTTAAAACGTTTGAAGGGCCTGTTGCTCCTTGGGGTCCAGGATGAGCAGCAATATATGTAGCAATATCATTACCTAAAATACCAAGGTCCCTAGGTACGTCGGGAGAATCCGAGTAACTTGGGAAGTGCCATCCATTAACGCCTACTGTTGCCATTTTTTAATTATACCATTAAGCCTTTATACACAGAAAGGTGTGAGGTATATCTTTTGCCAGACAAAACTTCATTTACCTTATGAAGATACGGCTCTTGACTTGGAAATATTATTAGGCTGCCCTCTTGTGGCTTTATTGACAAGCCTTGGTTTGGAAACTCTATCTCGCCACCCTCATAGTCATCATTTAGATAAGCTATCATTGAGAATGCTAGTGTTGTATGTCCGTCATAGTTATCACAATGTGGCCCCATGCCAGAACCTGCTGCCCATTCTCTAATTGGAATTTCTCCCATTGGAAGTATGTAATTTTTTCCGTCAATATTTCTTGACTTTAAATAATTATCAAGACACATTTCAAATGCCATTTTTAAACTATTACTTATGTAAAGAATTTTTTGATCTAGTCTGGAACCAGAATTATTTTCTTTTATGCTATTAGTTAAAACATTTTTATTTTTTCCGTATACAACATTGACATCATCACTTGCTGTCCATGGGATCCACTGTGTTATTTTTGAATAACTCTCTTGGCTTTCATCGACCTCATTGATAAAATCAACTAGTTCTTTTGGATAGCTTAAAACATTTTTAAAATGCCATATGCCATCTTCTAAAGCATTTGGTATGAACATGTGATACATGTCATTTGGATTAAAATCTTTTTTATCTTCTATCATTAGATATTCTCTACTTCTGAGGCTGGGACTGGTGCTCCGTACGGGGTTAACCTTAAACCTTTTTCACGAACTTGTTTCCACTCTTCTTGTTCGCCCTTTTGATGTGCTCTAACTTCAGCTAGCTCTTTTGCCCATTCATCTCTAAGCTCTTGAGGATAATCAGACTCTTCTCTATCGTCCCAAAAAGATCCAAGCGTATATCTTGGCGCTCCTTTTACTACGGTAACCTCATGCATATTTTTATGACCACCATGAAAAATTAAAAATGACCCAGCTTTTGGCGTAACCTCAAAAGGCTTGTTTCCATGATCTGCGTCAAACTTTAAAAGGCCTCCTTCAAAATTGTCATTCAGATAAAGAAAACCAGCGTATCTACTTCTTGTAAACGCACCCATCTTTCCTTCTGAATCGCTATTGTCTGAGTGCTTGGGTGCAAATGCTCCTGGTAGCCATCTTTGTACGTGAAAACTAATCTTAGACATCTCTTCTGGAGTTTTACCAGCTAGCTCTGCTGCAGACTCTTTAAATCTATTTTGCAAGTCTGAAAACCATGTCTCTGAAAGTCCAAGTTCTTTTAGTACTGGTTCACCGTCATAAGGGTACCTGGCTGAGTAGGACTCATAAAAAGAAATTCCTTTCCAGTAATCTGGGTCGGACTCCACGAGTCTATCAAGGACTCCAAGAACAGCTTTACATTCTTCTTTTGTTATAAAGTCCTCATACAAAAATATATCTTCTGTTAGTTTTATTAAGTTCATTACATTCCCTCTGGGCCTGATTTGTTTCCAGTTAAGTCATCATACTTTGTTGGAACACCATCTTGTAGGTATCTCATATTTCTAGGATTTTCGTGCTCTAATCTTTTGAATTCTTTTTTCATCCAGTTAGCAGCGCCTAGTTTCTTTTGATTTTCTAACCACTCTGGATGTCCGTCATAGGGGTACATAACAAAGTTTCTTACAAAGAATTTTTCTCCATTATATATTGTTTTAACCCCGTGGAAATATGGGTCGTCTGAAGGGAATACCAATATATCACCAGCTTGTGGCTTATGATTAATGATATCACCATTGACAAAAAACTCAATGTCTCCTCCATCATAATTATCATTAATATACATGGTGCAGGTTAATTGAAATTTAGATCCTGGCATGTCTCTTTCTGAAATAATAAAGTCTGTGTGGTATTGCATGGTCATCTTATTGTCAAGTACGTCAACTTGATCTGTATACTTTGAAAAAGAGCATCCGCTAAAATGCCAATTAGGCTTTAATTCAATGTCATGTCTTTTAATATAGTCAAGCAATACTGCATCATAAGCAGCTTGAATTTGATCAACAAAATCTTTTTCTTCTATAAACATTGGGTCAGATTTTTGATTTTCATCTACCTCTAATGAATTTTTTGCTTGAGAGTAAGTACCAAAATGTGCCCAAGGGTCCCATGTCTTTAGAAAATGCTTACCTTCAGAAGTCTGTTCTGATTTTTTCATTGTCTCATACAGAGCCTGTGGGTCCTTTAAAACATTTCTGTAGACATCTACCTTTGGATATAGCTCTACGTATTCTAAATTTGTCATGGCTGTCTTTCTCCTGTATGTTTCATTATCGTCCAAAAAAATGGCGAAGTAAATCTATTTCCTGCTGTGACTGGCCTTACACCGTGTGTGTAATACATATCTCCTGGGAAAAAATATGCTGCACCTGCCTTTGGTTTAAACTCAATTCCGTGTTGTGGAAAATATAACTCCCCGCCCTCATAGTCATCATTAAAATAAAATAGTCCAGCTAGGTCGTACCAAGGAAAATCATTTGGCCTTCCTTTTTCTATTCCAGTATGAAACTCTTTATCTGCATGTGGCTCTTGTCTTGCACCAACAGGCCATCTTACAATTGCGGGGCCAGTTTCTTGTGCATCTACACTAAAAAATTTATCTACTTCAATTTTTAATCTTGCGATCATTGAATTAATCAACTCTAATATTGTTGGGTCTGACTCCATCAAAGAGTTGTATGTACATACTCGATCTTTCCATATGTTTGCATCATATAGCACAAGGCCATCCTCATCTACATGGGTTTCAGTCTGATCCCAAACTTTATTATTTAAAGCAAAGTTTATAAGCTTTTGTCTTTCTTCTTCTGTTAAAAAGTTTTCTAACTCTATAATATTGTCTGAGGATGAACCGAAAAATCCAGATGGCGTAATTGATTTAGGTGCATGAAGCTGGATGTCTTTATTTGCTATTTTCATAAATTCTCTTTCCGTTAATGCTACAAGATAATTTTACCATGTTATTGATCTTTGCCCTCAATGACTTTTAGCCTTATTGCTTTTACCTGATGTTTTCCCAAAGATTTTCCAAGATGGTCTGTGGCATTTCGATAGAAGTTGGTCCATTTTCCAACCCCGTTAGATTCTGCACCAGCCTTATTATATTCACTGGCATCAAATGTTCTTTCTGGCATTTGTGAAGAATCTAAAAACTCTATTTCTGAATCCTGGAGTGCCTCTAAATTTATTGGCAATATGGAAAATATTGGAGTGTTTGCCTTTATTGTTATTTCTACGTTGGGCCGAGTAACTCTTATTGCACATGAAAGATCTCCATTATAAAAAGAAGAACTCATTATGGTTGTAAATGGCTCATATCCATCTACAAAATTATTGGGGACTGGCATCGTCAGAAGGCTGTGATTTTCATCTGTCTTAAATGTTATACCAGTGTTAAAGCTTACTGTTGCATTTGATCTTTCAGCGTAAGCATACTTTTCACCAGCTAATATTTTTACATGGTCTGGCGTTGAATCAGATATGCCATCCCATATAAAAGTTATATCTTCTGGGAATGACATTGCCCACCCCATCTGATTTGTAAGGCTTACTGGAAAACACTTGTATGCGTGTGCTTCCCATGTCTCATCCATCCAGTCTCTTTTTACGGACAATGGGAGAATTGTGGCCGAAAGATCTTTTGTCTTATAAGCTTTTAGTTTTACCATCGTTTAATCTTTTTTCTACAAGTGCACGATATTCATCATTGTGTGTATTGTCGTTATAATCTAGCATTGTAACTATAGAATATTTTGTGCCGTTTTCTACTGGCATTGCAACATGAGAATAGATATAGGTAGATGGGAATATATATAAATCTCCAGCTTTTGGCTTAATCTTTAGATCTAATTTTGGAAACCACAGCTCTCCACCTTCATAATCATCATTTGGGTACGCAACTAAAGATACTGTTGCTGTGTAGGAAAATCCGTGGTCCGCATGCTCTTGAAAATGTTGACCTGGGCCATAAGAAATAAAATTCATTACTTCCCAGAAATCCATTCTTATGCTATGGAATGAGCAGTAGTCTTCTGCCGCTGGGCCTTGAGCATCTTTTGCATCTTGCCAAATTTGATTTATTTCTCTATCAAAATCATTTCTTATTACTGGCACTGGGCCTATCTTTACATCTTGACAATCTCTATAGCTTGGCCTTGTTTCATCGTAGCCTACAGTTGCGCCTCTCCAGTTATACTGGCCATTACTTTCATTTACAACTGAAACAAGTCTTTCCATTAAATTTAGATCTGGCTTTACTACGTCTCGATATACCCATAACCCAGGAAATAGTATTTCTTTGCTTGACCAAGTTGGATTCATTTTTCTCTTTCTCTCATATATAGTTTATCATATCATTTGGCAATATGTCAATAATTAAATGTATTCTTTCATTGTCGGTTGGGTTGTTTGCACCGTGTTTCATTTGGTTATTTATTTCATACCATACCGACTCTTTCATATTTATGGTTGTATCCATAACCGTAAACGTGACTTCTTCCGAAGTTATAATTGGGATATGGACCCTTCTTGAATAATGAAGTAGTGGTCCTCCATCAACATGCATTCTTATATTTGTATGTGGCTTAAGGCTTACAACCTCACACCTTATAACTTTTCCAGAATAAAACTCTTCTAGCTTTTTAAATATATTATTAATTTCTACATTTGAATCTGATTTATTAAAATCGTTATACTTTTTTATTTCAACTTCAGATCCAGGCTTCCATCCAAGTTCATCTGTCAAGATTATTGGGAACATTTTTGTATCCTTGTGTGTATAGAAAGACTCTTGCCTTTTTGTGTAAATATCCCATTCTGATGAGTATTTAGATAGCTCTTCTTTTATCGAATTTATTTTAAATTCGCCAAGGGTTAATATTGACCACTTGCTATCTTTTTTGAGTCTGACGTACATACTCGTATACTTCCATGTCTAGCCTATTAAGGTCTTCTATTCTAGAAATTTGAGATTTAGTTAGAGATATCCCTACATCTTGTGATTCATTTGCTTTATCGTCATGCTTAAATGTAGTAAATCCAAAATTTTTATTTAATGATTTATTAAAATCAGATTTAAATCTACTATGGTTGTCCATTGTATAGCAGTTAATCTTATCTATGTTTCTTTTAATTACATTTATATCTTTTGAGTAGTTTTCTATAAACCAGCCATTCCTTGAGCTATGTATATATCTGGCTGGGTCTAGGTTGAACTTATCTACATTTATTCTGCCGCTTAAAAATTTAGACTGTATGTTGGACTGAAGGTCTGATTGATTTTCGTATAATAGATGATTAAGCTTTTCTTCCGCCGTTCCATTTCTTTCAGTTATTTTTGACGTATATTTAAAATCGCTTATAAATCTTTCTACTGGATCCCTTAGTATGCAGAACACATCGACATCCGTCATATAATCAATTGGCATTAGTCCAAAATGACCAATAACAAATTTACTATTTTTTATTTGCTCTAAATCTATTTGTGATCTATTAGATGCAAAATGCTCAACCCCACCTGTTATCAGGTGGGGAAGAACATTATTTTTAATATATGTTCCTGATGTCCTGGGGACATGCAGGTGGTACATAGACATTAATAAGCTTTTCTGTTGTGGACTAGGACGTTTCCTGCTATTAGTATGTCATGTGGTGCCGCATCAAACTGATACACGGTTCTTGTTTCGTCGACTGTATTAATACTTTCAACGTTAACTTCAGCAAATGTATTGCTAATTGGATCATGTTGTACTATTACGTCTCCAATTTCAAGCATTCCTGTTGTCTTAAAGAAGTATTTATTGCTATTCTTTACAAGAACTGTCTGCTCTAGCGAGAATCTTTGTCCGCTATTTCCATTAATTATTGAAGTAACATCTTTCTTTGATGGAGTTATAGCTACAATTTCTGTATGAACTATTTCTAGATTAGATAATTTATCATCTGACCATGCTAATGGATCTCCATTAACTTCTGAAAATAGTCCGTCCCAAGTTGCTGACCAGACTTTATCTCCAATAACGATGTCGCTTGCCTTTTTATAAGCAACTTCTCCATTATTAAATACAGAGATTAAAGTATCTTGATCAATACAGTAGAACCCTGGTGGGGCAAAGAACCCTGGTGGTGCAAAGAACCCTGGTGGGGCAAAGAACCCTGGTGGGGCAAAGAACCCTGGTGGTGCGAAGAATGATGGTGGGGCAAAGAACCCTGGTGGGGCAAAGAACCCTGGTGGTGCGAAGAATGCTGGTGGTGCGAAGAACCCTGGTGGAGCAAAGAAGCTTGGCGGGAAGAACGGTGCCAATGTTGTAACAGAATTTGATGATTCTGAATATGAAGAGTTTCCGTTAGCATTTGTAGCAAGAACTTGATATGACTGTGCAGTGTTTGCTGTTTCTGATACAGTGTAGCTCACTGCTCCTGTTGTATACACTGGGCCATCGCTAGACTTTAATGTATAACTAGTTATATCTTTTGATCCAGTAGCTGGCGCAGACCAAGTAACATAATCTTGGTTAATCTGGGCTGTTGCAGATGGAGCGGAAGGTGTTGCTGGAACTGTAGTTGCTGTTATAGCAGTAGATGCTGAAGAAGCAGGTGATGTTCCATAAGAATTTGTTGCTGTTACTGTAAATGTATAAGAAGTGGCAGAAGCCAATCCTTCTACTACTATAGGGGATGAGCTTCCTGTTGCTGTTTGGCCACCAGAAGAAGTGACTGTAAATGATGTTGCGGAATATGGACCAGCAGGAGTAAATGATACAGTGGCTGCACCATTATTGTATGCACGATTTGTTCCGACATCTGTTGCAGTTCCTATTGTGGGTGCGTATGGTGCCAAAAAGTCATTTGCTGACTGACTCATTCTACCTGATTGTTTTGACATTTATATATTCTCCCTTAATCCGATTACGCTGATAGGTCTCCGAAGACCAACCATCCGCTTGATATTTTCAATGCTGTTACTACTGAGTTATTTGCTCTAAACTTTAATCCTGGTGTTCCGATTACACCATTTGTATTTGCAAATGATGCTCCAGTTCCTGTTGATTGCCAGAAATCAATTGATTGTCCAGTTGAATATCCAGTTGCTGGTAATGTTATTACAACTGCTCCTGATAGTGGAACAAACTTATCTTGTTCCCCTGCTGCTAGTGTTTCGGAAGCAGATCTTTCTGTTGCAATTGTTGTTATAGAAGGAACTGCTGCACGTGTCTGTGTGCCATCGGAGAATACAATTCCTGCTGCGCCAACTGTTACTGTTCCAGTGAATGTTGGTGAAGCAAGTGGTGCCTTTAGCGCAACTGATGTGGTGAGCGCTGAACCAGCTGATTGATCTGCTGAAATATAATCTGCAATTTCTTTCAGAGTATCAAATGCTGCTGGTGCACCATTAATAACTGCTGTGACCCGTGAGGTTGCATCTGCAATTGCTTCTGATTTAGCTGTAGCAATTGCTGAGTTTCTATTTGTGACTTCTGTTGCAATTGCGGTTGTAAGTGCTGCTGCTGCTGTAGCCTCGGCTGCTGTTTTGGCAGCGTTGGCTTTGGTTGTAGCGTCTGTTGCTGCTGCGGCAATTGCTTCTGATTTGGCTGTAGCAACTGTTGTTGCTGTTGCAAGTACTGAGGTGTCTGCAATTCCATGAATATTTGTTGTGTCTGCTTCGTGTGATGTTAACGCTGCAGTTGTGGCTTTTGTATTTACAGATGTTTGTAATGTTGCTGCAGCAGTATTTATTGCTGTAACATCTGATTGCAATCCTGTAATTGCATTTTCTGCTGTATTCAAGTCTGTTGTCAGAGTTGAAGTGTCGGTAAACAATGTTGCTATTGATGAATCGTAGCTTGTAACCTTTGCAGCTAATGCATTTGATACTGTATCAATCTGATACTGAATTCCAGAAGTTACTCCATTTACGTAACCAATCTCTGTTGCGCTTACATCACCAATTGTGGTGTCTGTTGGAAGGACAACTGATCCTGTGAATGTTGGAGAAACCTTTGGTGCTTTTCCTGAAAGATCGCCAGTCAAATTTGCAATCTTTGATTGTGCAATTTCTGCATAATCATTAACGTCTGCGTTGACTATTGTGCCATTTAAAATCATTCCAGATGTTACTGTTCCAGATGGAAGAGTTACTGTACCTGTGAATGTCGGTGATGCTTTTGGAGCATATACTGAAGCTGCTTCTGTTGAAGCAAGCTTTGTATCAATTTGAGACTGTATGCCGCTTGTTACACCAGCTAAACGCTGGAATTCTGCATTTGCTACAGAACCAACTCTTAATGAGTCTGCGACAAGGCTGCCAACTTCAAGTGAGTCTTTTGTGTATGTTGTAAAGTCAACAACTGTTGTAGGCTCTGCTGTTACGCCAGAGAATAGTTTCCATATTCCATCTGAGGCATCTCTTACAAGACCTGAGTGCTGATATGTGCCGTTATTAAATGCTGCAACTACACCTAGGTCTAATGCATTTGATTGGTTTCCGTCGCCAATATAAATCATTGGGTCGTCTACTGTGTAGTTAGTAGAGTTTACAGAAGTTGTTGTTCCGTTAACAGTTAAATTACCTGAAACAGTTAATGCTCCAAGTGTTGCTGTATCAGCTTCAACTGCATCTACCTGAACAAGTGGTCCTGTAAATTTAGTTGTTGCAGTAATTGTTGGGGACAATGAAAGAATAATATCTAAGTTGTCTGTTGCATTAGTCTTAACAATTCCACCCTGTGCTCTAATTGCTGCAGAAACAACTTCTTTGCTTGTAGCGTTATCCCATGTTGAGCTAACACCTCTGCCAGAAGTTACTGTTGAATCAATCAATGATGTAACTGTATTTGTAATATCTAGTTCTGACGCTGGTACTTTACCTGAGTTATTTAGTGATGCAACTCCGCCAGCATTTCCTCTGTCTGTTAAAGGAATGTAGTCTAGGTCTACTGTATTTCCAAGTGCTGATACAGCTGAATCTACGTAGCCCTTGTTTGCTATGATTGATGTGTCAACAGAAACTGTTAGCTGGTTTGTTCCGTCATTGTATGACTTAGAAATACCATTTCCTGCTACAAGAGCTGTATTAACTGCATCCTGTGCCATTTCTGTAAAATATGAATCTGCTACTGCTATTGTAATAGTATTTGCGCCATCGTTGTATGTCTTTGTGAGACCATCTCCTACAACAAGGGCAGCGTTAATTGCATCTTGGGAAATTTCACCAATTGCTACGTCTGAATTATTTGCATATGCAAGGGCAGTCCATGTAGAAGATCCGTTACCGAATTTAAATAGGTTTGTATCTGACTCGACACCCATTTCTCCTGCTGCCAAAATTGGATTTACTGAGGTCCACTGTGAAGCTGTTCCTCTTCTTACTTGAATTCTTACTGTTGACATATTTGCCACCCCTTATTTAGACTTATTTGGTAATTATAGCACTACAATAATTCCAAAACAATTAGTTAATTGTTCCAGAATCAAAGGTCATGCTGTATGTATCTGTTGAGTAATCTCCACCATCCGCAAATTTTGTGGCTGTTGTATTTACTCCGTTTGCATAAACTGTATAGATTGGCTGGCCGTTGTAATCCATAGCCAATCCAATATCCATAAATGTTAAAGCGCTTGTGTCTTCCGCCGCATCTGTTAGAAGGGCAATTTCCTTCCAAGCACCATTAATCTGGATCTTTAATCTTCCAGTTGATGAATCGAAGGCAAGGGGGGTTGAATTTAAGACTAAGTTGTCTACATTTACTGCTGCATCAAATGTTGCAGGTCCTGCTACGTTAAGGCCATTTTTAACCTTGAAGTTTTTATTTACTATTGCCATTTAAGTTCACATATCCCCTAATTGTTTTGGTGGGGTTTTGGAAGGACCCCATACCTTTTATTAATTATTTAATTAGTGTTGCATAAACCATTACATCTGTTGATGCGTAGGTTGTTGTTACTGATATTGAAACGCTACCTGAAGCATATGCCGCTGACACTGTTCCTAGGTCGGTTCCAGTTGTAATTGAACCAAATTCTGTTATTGCTACGTTATTGCTTGTATCAAGTGTTAAGAGAACTTCAGAAACTTGAGTGTTTACTCCATTCTTAAACTTGACAAGTGCCTTTGCTGTACGGTAGTCAGATCCTGACCATGTTAGAGCATTTACAGTTCCAGCTGAAGAAACTGTTGTGGTTGCTGCTCGTACTGCTGCTACATCATTTACATTAACTACTGTAAATGGTGTTGTACCGTTTTTTACATTTGTAAGTGCTGAGGCTGCTGTAGATTCTGCTGCTGCTTGAGCTGCAGACTGAGCTGTTGCAATTGCTGAGTTACGATCTGTAACCTCACCTGAAATTGCTGTTGAAATTGCTGAGTTTCTAGCAGTTGCTTCTGCGGCTACCTTAGCTGTTGCATCTGCTGCTGCTGTAGCCTCTGCTGCAGACTGCGCTGCGTTAGCCTTAGATGTGGCATCTGTTGCTGCTGCAGACTGAGCTGCGTTAGCCTTAGATGTGGCATCTGTTGCTGCAGTTGTAACTGCTGATGCAATGTCTGTTGCAACTTGTGTAGAATTAGCTTTTGTTGCTAATGCTGTTGTAATAGTTGTTGTGTAATTAGCATCATCATTAATTGCTGCTGCCAACTCGTCTAATGTATTAAGAAGATTTGGTGCTCCTGCTACTAATGAATCTACTGCTGTGGAAATTGCTGTATTACGGTTTGAAACTTCTGTTGAAATTGCAGATGTAAGAGCTGCTGCTGCTGTAGCCTCTGCTGCAGACTGTGCTGCGTTAGCTTTAGTAGTTGCATCTGTTGCTGCAGCAGCGATTGCTGCTGTCTGAGCTGCATTTGCTTTGCTTGTTGCATCTGTTGCTGCTGCAGACTGCGCTGCGTTAGCCTTAGATGTGGCATCTGCTGATGCTGTGGCTTCTGCTGCAGTCTTTGCTGTTGCAATTGCAGTATTTCTATCAGCAACTTCTGTTGCAATTGCTGATGCAATTGCTGAGTTACGTGCTGTGGCTTCTGCTGCTACTTTAGCTGTGGCATCTGTTGCTGCATTTGCCTGTGCGCTTGATGCTGCACCTGCTGCATCGTATGCTGCTGCTGTTGCAGCTAATGCACGAGCATTTGTGAAATATAGATTTGATCCTTCTGCAAGATCTCCAGTATCATGGTTTGAAAGACTTGAAACTGTTCCTGTTACGTTACCAGTTAAGTTACCAACAATATTTGCTGTAATTGTGCCTGCTGCAAAGTTTCCTGAGCCGTCACGTTTTACTACAGTATTAGGAGTATTTGCTGTGTCTGCTGATCCGCCAACTGTGCTAATGATGAAGGCAGTTGATGCCTCTGTTAATACGTTATAGCCATTTACTGTTGCGACGGAACCGTCGACAATAAGGCCATTTTTTACTCTAAAGTTCTTATTTACTATTGCCATAATTTATGACTCCTCTTACTGCTTTATTTTAACGCTGTTCTGAAATACCTTACAGTTACTTCGCCTGATACTGGTGTGACTGTTAAACTAATTATACCATTCGCAGATTCAAAAGCTGTCGTTGCAATTGATGAATTAGCGTTTGTTACAATGTTAGACTCTGATACATATATGTCAGAAGATCCTCTTAATGCGGTTATGTTGGAAAAATATGATTCTCCAGTGGATGCCTTTACAATTTGTAGAGCATATGATGCCGTACGATAATCTGCTGAGGCAAATGAGTCTATGGTCGTCTTGTTCTGAATTCCTGCGATTGTTAGATCATTATTTCCTTCTATACCCATCAAAGTTTCAATGCTTGCCGATGTATTAGCAAGTGTTGCCACTGAAGTTGATAGCGAATTGATTTTATATGTCAAAGAATCTGAATCTGTGGAGTTTGTTGTGCCTACTACATTTTCTAATGCTTCAATTGCGTCATTTGCGTTAGCATGCTGTGCTGCGTGTCCAGATAACTCATCTGTTGAAAGAGGGTTAGCTAGGTTGTCTTTGCTTGCTGGAAAATTGCTTGCCATGTTGCCTCCTGGCGGTGTTGCCTTAGATAATTATACCGTATGTTTTTTATTCAAATAAAGAATTACCATTTTTTAAGTGGGCACTCAGCTCTTAAAAGTTTTGTTTTTAATGGCATAACACATCCGCATTGTTTACACTGTTTTGTTAAATCTATTAGTTCTGGGCAGGCCTTGCAAATGTCATATCTTCTTTCAGATTCTGACTCCTCGGCATATTCGGTATTAGGATTTAATAGATCCCAGGGCCTTGTTTCCCCTAATTTTTCTTTGTACTGCTGCCATCTACTTGTCATTCATAAACTCCTGGAATTATGAATTGACCTCCTTGATATAGCCAGCCAGGTTCTGCTCTGTCTGCATATTTCTGGACATCTAAAGTTACATGTACAATAATTGGGTCTGAAACCATAATTGAATATGTTTTTTCATTTGCTCTTACAATTTCACCATCCATATGAAATTCAAATACTCCTGGATCTATTTCTCCAATATCGGTTATAGAAGAAAAATTTAAAAATTTTTCTGCTAGATCTGGTCTAACTCCAATAAAATCAACAATTGCTCCATCTATAATTAAAGCTAGCTGCAAAGCAGTATTGCCTGCTGTAACTTGGGCATGCTTTACTCCTGGAAGGAACCAGTCTTCTTCATTTAAATTAATCATAGTTTATTATACCTTTTTATGCCATAAATTGTCAATACTTTGTGCATTAACATGAAGCTCTAGTTCCAGCAGAGTTGTAATTAGCGGCGCATTGACCCACGCTGTAGCACTGATAATAGTTTGCGCTTGCGCTATTTGTTACATCGTAAGAGTTACACTCATATTTAGTAGCTGCTGGGGCAGAATAACAACTTTGGAATATCTCCTTGTTGGGGCATGATATAGCCGTGTAACATGTTTTGTAATATGCTTGTCCAGAAGAACATACACCGCTAGATGATAGATAGTTTCCGCTATACGATTCACAAGTATTGCAATTTACTGCTGGCGGATAGTAACAGCTTACGAATTGTGTGATGTTGTCGCATCCTACAGGAGTGTAACATATTCTGTAATATGCTTGGCTAGAAGTACATGTATAGTAACTAACAGAATCAAGATACTGTCCACTATAAGAATTACATTGTGAGCAATTAACATATGTACATGATCGAGTCTGATAGAATGGTCCATATTCTGTTATAACAGCTGTTGAGCAGTCTGCATAGCGATAAGTTCTTGTTCTATTTGCTGCAGTTCCGCCTTCTAATGAATTGCTTGCACAAGTACCAGACCAAGTAATATTATTATATGTATAATCATCTACCCAACCTGCAGTACATGTAGGTACACAATATCTAGATGTTGGATATGATCCATATTCCATTATATTATCTTCAGTACAATCTGCATATCGATACAGTCTGTATCTCCAGCTATAAGTTCCAGACTCTGAATTATTTGAGCAGGTTCCGCTCCAAGTTGCTCCGCCGTATGTCCAGTCTGCATCTACCCATTCAGCAGTGCATCCTAAAGTAACAGTAGCAGTACCAGGTGAACCAGTTTTATTAGATGTCATTACAGATGTTTGTACGCCATATCCCTGATAAAGGGCAGATCTTGGATAAACAGTAAAATAATTTCCTTCATTTCCAGTAAGAATTGACCATGTGTAATTTAGCTGTGTTGAGGGAACGTTTATTGTTGTAGTCTCATTATTTCCATATTTAACAACGTCATAAGAAACGGCTCCAGGTGCTGCCGTCCAATACATGTAGACTTGCTTGTCTGTATTTATTGGAGTTACTGTTACAGTAGCACTGCCAGATGTTCCAGTTCCAGTAAATGTTCTGTTTCCCTGATCTGTAACTGATCCATTGTTTGTTGTTACAAAATATGTTGTTGCATTTGACGATGCGGTCCAAGAACCGCTATATGAAAATCCAGAATTTGAAATGCTTACAGATGGCTGTGTCGGAGTTGCAGTTGTTTCTAATGCCGTCATTGTTGATACAACTGGAAGAACTATAGTTCCAATATCGGTACTTACAACAGTATTTCCTCTACCATTAGTTGCAGTAATTGTGCAACTTAAAATTTGATCAATATCTGCTACTGCTGCTGTATACGTTTGTAATGTTGCTCCAGATATTACAGATGATCCACGCTTCCATTGATATGTATAAGAAACTGGGGCGTATGCGGGTTCTGTATTCCATGAAGAGTTAATAGTTAAAACGGCACCAACTTGCCCCCTATAAGTTGTACCAGTATGTGTAAATGTTGGTGTTCCTAATAATTGTGGTAAATTTGGATATGCAAGTTGCCAACCATTATTATAAACATAGGCTTTTTTAGCAGCAACAAATCCTGATCCAGTATTTATTTTTAGATCTTTTGCCTCTTGCCAATTTGAACCATCATTTATTTTCATTTATATCCTAATATTGTATATAAATATCTCCAGCAACCATGCCTGTACTAGGAAGTGTGCCAGTATTATTATAGAATGTTTTTGCTCCTGCTGATATTGTTGTTGAGCCTCCAAGTGCTACTGCCGTTCCATTTATAGTAATAGATGAATTTGCTAACTTATTGTTGGCTATTGAGCCAGCAAGCATTGTATTTGTTACAGTTGCAGAATCTAAAAGTGTAACTGCTGTTCCAGATATTTTAGATTTATCAATTGCTGCTGAAGCATTAATATCTGAGTTAACAATAGTTCCATCAGCAATCATTGCTGATGTTATTGTTCCAGAAGGAGCAGAAAATGTTCCAGTAAATGATGCATTATTAATTGGTGCATAGGATGCTAAATTAAGAGTTGCCCAAGATGATGATGTGCCATCGGTTGTTAAATATTTTCCTGCATTATTTAATTGTGATGGTAATGCTGAAATACCAGTTACTGTTGCACCAGAAAAATCTACTATTCCAGTAAACACTGGAGAGATTTTAGGTGCATAGGTTGATGATGCTGTTGATATAGATAATTTAGTATCTAATGCGGATTGTGTAGCATTTGATATTGGTTTTGATTCATCGGTTGTATTATCTACATTACCAAGACCAATCATTGTTTTTGTAATACCATTTACTGTTCCAGTAAATGTTGGGGAAGCAATTGGTGCATATGTAGATGCGGCAGTTGCAGAAGATAATTTAGTTCCAACTAATGTTGTTAATGCTGTTCCTGCAGATTGATCTGTTGATATGTAATCTGCTATTTCTTTAAGTGTATCAAATGAAGATGGTGCTCCGTTTACAACATTTGCTATAGCTGTAGTTATGTCAGATGTTCTTGCAATTGTTGAAGGTATAACTGTATCTAGTATTTTTCCACTAGATAGTCCAATTTTTGCATATCCGCCTGGTAAATCGGCATCTGCTTCGGAAACATATGCATCTAATGTATTACCAAGTCCTGATGATGTTAAAAAGTGTGAATTTGCATATGATAATAAATCATCAGTAGCTTGATTTAAATTAACATATACATCTGTAAATCTTTGGTTAGTAGCTGAGATTGCTCTTGCATCTGTGAAATAAAGATTATTTGAGCCTTCTGTTATTGCATCTGTTGTCCCAGAAAATGTTGAACTTCCTGAACCAGCTGGACCTTGTGGACCAGTTGCTCCAGTTAATCCTCGTTCACCTTGTGGACCAGTTGCTCCAGTTAATCCTCGTTCACCTTGTGGACCAGTTGCGCCAGTTGCGCCAGTGTCGCCTTTTAATCCCTGTGGACCAGTTGCGCCAGTTGCGCCAGTTGCTCCAGTTGAGCCAGTGTCGCCTTTTAATCCCTGTGGACCCACATCTCCACGAGGAATTATAAAATTAAATAATGCCGCAGTTGGTGTTCCAGTATTTGTAATAGAAGCAGATGTTCCTGGGTTTCCAGTTGAAACTGTTCCAAGCGTAATTGTAGATGATGCTCCACCTGAAGACAGTCCAGAAACAGCTGCATTAATTGCAGTATTCCTATTTGTAATTTCAGTTGATATTGCTGTATTTATTGCAGTATTTCTATTAGACACTTCTAATGCAATTTTATTATCTGTATAAACATTTGCTGATGAGGTTGCTAATGCTATTGCTGCTGCGTCTTTAGAATCTGCTGAGGTTCCTGCTGCTGCTAAAGTTTCTATTTTTACTGCGGAAGTTTTGCTAGTTGCATCAGCTGCCGCCGTTGAAATTGCTTCAGACTTAGCAGCAAATATAGCTGTATTTCTATTTGTAACTTCTGTTGCAATTGCTGCAGATATTGATGATGCCACGGCATCTATTGCTCTTTGGTTTGTAAAATATTTATTGCTACCTTCTGATACAGAGGTTGTTGATAGCGCTGCAATTGCTGTTGCTAAATCTGCAGATACGGACATTGAGTCTGGAAGTTGTGAGGTGGGTATTTTACCAAGAGCATTTAGTGTTGCTACTCCATTGGCCTCTCCAGCTTTAAATGCATAGGAAGTTGTTGCATTCCATCTTGAGCCATTACCAATTTTAAACTTTAGGCTGTCTGTCTCAATTCCTAGTTCACCTGATAATAGTATTGGGTTATTGGACACCCAGTTTGCTGCTGTGTCTCTTCTAAGCTGTATTCTTAATGATGCCATTTTATGAACCTCCTGCATCAATAATTATATCATCGTTGTCTGCAGAACTTCCTCCTTCTAGAACTTCGTCTTGTACTACTGTAACGCTGCCTTCTGGGTTTCCGCCATCAAGCAATGTTTGTTTTTCAAATGTTCCGCCTTGGTTTGATGTTGAAGGACTTTGTCCGTCGTATCCAATTACAAGTGGTAATACTAGATCGGGAGAATCTGTAGTATTTGTTTCCTTAAATGTAATCTTATTCTGAACATCAATTGTATGAACATTTCCATCAAATGTGTGAGTATGCATATAAAATGGTGTTGGGTCTGTGCTTGGCGGGGTAAGCTCTACCCAAACCATACCATTGTATATTCTTAAATTCTTACTTACTACATTGAAGTATATATCTCCAACAGTGGCTATTTCGGGGTTCTCCATAGAAGTAAGAAGATTAAGTGCAACCTTCATTTGTCTGGACATTTTATTATCCTACAACTACTACTTTATATTCTCCAGCTGATGGTGCTATTGCAAAATCTACTGTTACTGTATTTGAGCTAGTTCTTTTTACATCTGCTTCAACCTGTGCAAATGGTGATGCTGCTTCAAATATTTGAACAGTAACATCTGTTGTGCCTAGGTTGTGAGTTATTGTATAAGAGGTAGCAGATGCACCAAGTGTTTCTGCATATTTTCTAGCAATTGCATGATAATTTGTTCCATTATTTGTTAATGTCCATTTATCATTAGTTTCATTCCAAAGTATTTCAACATCTGTTTCTGTTCCACGCTCTACAACAATTCCTGCATCTGTTGTTGGGGTTCCAGAAAATGTGCTATTAAGCTTTACTTTATTATCTTCAATATTAATCTGTGTTGTATTTACAGAGTTAACAGTTCCAATAACATTTAAGTTTCCGCCAACTTGCAAATTTCCAGTAATTTCTACGTTGTCTGGAAGTCCTACAGTTACAGCTGCGTTATGTCCGCTATTTGGAGAAACAGTAATTTCATTTGCTGTTCCAACAATAGTTGCTACATAATCTCCTGTTGTTTGTGAATCTAAATTAATATCTTTTACAGATACTACGCCTGCATTTACATTAAAGTCTGCTGCGTCAAAGGAAGCAACACCTTTATTTGTTGTAGATGCATCTTCACCAGAAATTGTAATTGCATTATTTGTTACTGCAACATCAATTCCTTCTCCACCATTTACAGTTAATCCTTCTGTTAGAAGTGATATTGCTGTTGTTCCAGTGTCTCCAGTTATTGAAAGTTCGGTTGCAACATCAACTTGACCAGCTGCTGTTAATCTACCTTGCTGATCTACTGTGAATGTTGGTATTTTTGTTTGTGAACCATATGAACCAGTGGTTACTGCTGTATCATTTAATTTAATCGATAATGTATTTGCTGGGTCATTATATGTTGCTGTTAAACCTGTGCCACCAGATATTAAATTACCAACAATGTCTTGTACAACTTCTCCAGATGCAGACATTGGCATCCATGGACCATTAGGTGAACTAAGTCCATTGTAATAGTACATAACATTGTCGCCACTGTTATAGTAAACTTGACCGATGACTGGATTGGATGGGGCTGTGCCCAAATTTTGAATTCTAGCATTTAAGAGCTCATTTTTATTGAGGTCAATGCTAACTAAAAACTTTTTTGCCATTTTCTTTCTCCCTTATGACAGATATGCTGTCCCTGAAAACGGTTGTGCCATAGTCAGTGTTAATATGTTTATACTATTATAGTCTATTCCAGTTTCTAATATATCCCCAGCACTTGACTTAACAGTCACATTGGGGTGGAACCCAAGGTTATGTGTTATTGGCAACGAGTAAATTCCATTTACTGGACCAACTATCTGTGCTAGTTCCCAAGAATGAGTCAGTGATATCTGCTTATCTAGAATGAAACTTTGTGCTATATTCCACGTATTTGTCTGTGTGTCTTTTGGACCCCAGAATCTTGTTGTATTTGTATCAAAATAAAAATCTCCAGGGACTCCAAGAGCATTATTTGGGTTTCCTTCTCCGCTAATAATTGTGCGGCCTGGTGCACCTGTAGATCTTACAACTACAAGTGGGTTATTTTCGGTTACTATTAAACGTGTTGCCATTATACCGTTACCGACCTATTGAGGGTCATGTACCCTTCCAATAATCTTGTTTTGTTAACACTTGGGTCAATTATAACTAGGTCATATGCAGATTTTGGATAAAACATTTTATTAGTTCTGTCTGATGATATTGAAATTTTTAATTTTCCTTCAGTCGGACTAATATGTATTCCATCTTGTTCTGTTAATGTAAAAGCTAATTTTTTACCGCCTTGGGTATCTCTAACTTGAAGTTTTGCTGTATGAAAATTTAATTGAATTGGGGTTTGGTCTTCATCAAGATACTGGACTTCAAACGTAAAAGTCGTATTTTGATCTACTTCGAAATTTTTTTGCGCTGCCACATTTACCCCTAAATTAGAAAAGCCCTTATGCCAATTTTAGCATAAGGGCTTTCCCAATTGACTATAATCTAGGCCTTGTTGGTAAATCCAAAACTCTTATCATTTGGATTTAATGCTTTTAGGATTACTGGTGCTACTGCTGCAATTCCGCCAAGTAATAAATCTTTAGGATTTGTATTACCTGTCATATATAGAGCTAGTGCTGCTGAAAGAAACGCTCTTCCGTAGCTTGCTAATGCTGCTAGGATCTGTTCTTGCATAGTTACCTTTCCATCTTTGTTTAAATCTGCTTTTGCAAATTTAGCCATTTTATTATCTCCTTGTTGGGCAATTTGCCCCTGGAATTTTCGGCCTTAGCCGAATACTATAATTCTACCACTATGCTGAAATATCTACAAGCTCGCAATTACCGTCTGAGCTACAAGCAAGCGTGGCATTTATGGAAGTACCATCTTCTGTCTCATAAAAAGACAAATCTTCCCAACGAATACTTTTAGGCATTTTTGCCGCTAAGTCCTCGTACTCTTTTTCTGAAATTTCTTGATATGGTGCCTGTTTATATGTATGCTCTGAATGAGGAAGGAATGATATACCAGACACTTCATCAAAGTTTTTGTAAACCCAGGCCCCTACTTCCATCCATTCGTCTTCTTTAACTGATACGGTAATGGAGGGCTTATGTTCACACCATGCACGTTGATATACCAGCCAAATATTTAAATGATCAATGGCTGTTAAATCATTTCTAACAATTGCACCCTCTGGCGCTTTAATTGGAAATGAGAATACGTATGTATCGTTTGGCTTCATAACATCATCTTCTACTGGAATTCCAACTTCCTTCAAAAATGTAGAGATTGGATCTCCCTTTGCTCCACGAACTGTACGAATGTAATATGGCGAATGCCAAGCATGCATTCCTGAAGATACCCCGACCAATTGAGATACTGTTCCTGACGGCTTTACGCATGTGATAGCGGCAGACTCAGGAATCCCAATTTTCCCAGCCTCATCTTTATTTTTTGCTCTTGCTAATTCTCTAAGCGTCATCAAAAAAGCTTCTAGTGAAACAAGGTCTTCTTTACCTGACATAAACTTGTGTCCAAATTGTCCAGTTAGAGAAACACCTAATAGTCGCTCTTCTTCTGTATTGTCTTTCCATATCTTGCGAAGATATTTAAAGTCTGTAAGAGTTGACTGCCACGTCCCAAGGATAGTTGCAAGTTCAACCTTACGTTCAATTTCTTTCTTTGTATCATTCTCACGTAGTACCACTTCTGAAAGGTTACAAAACTGATAAGGACGTAGGATAATCTCTGAGCACGGGTTAGTTCCATAGTGTATATCTGGATCTCTTCTTCCATACTTGGCTGCTTGGGCTTGAGCTGCGGCCACATTGTATATGCCTCGTTCTCCTGATTTTGAATCATATAGAGATTTCCATTCTGCAATAAATTGCTCCATCTCTGGCTTGCGTGAGTAAGCAACAGAGTTATTAGACAAAGCACGTTGCGTATTAGCTTCCCACCAGTTACCTGATTTAGCCTGTGCCATTTCAATATCGTTAATGTTAGAAAGAGAAATCATTGCTGATCGGCGAACTCCGCCTACAACAACCACCTCACCAATCTTGCACATAATATCGTGGCATTCAATTGGTTTAAGGTTTCTTCCTGTAGCGCTTTTAAATTTTGCAATTGTAAAATCAAATAGATTAACAAGTGGTTGTGGACCTGATGATCTTCCACCCATTGTTTTAAGTCTTGAACCTGCTGGTCTTACCTTAGAAACATCAATTGCTGGAATCTGTCCAGACCAAAGTAATGCTAGCAACTCACGGTATGCTTTAGCCCAACCTTGCTTAGAATCTTCTACTGTAATTACTGTGGTTGACTTCTCTAGTAACTCTGGGACGGCAGGAAGTTTATTAATGTACTTGTACTCAACAGAGAACCCAACGCCAGTGCCACACATGAGAATATACATCGTCTCGTCAAATGAACGTGGTGAATCAACTGGAAGAAAAGCACAATTGTATCCTGCTACATTATCTCTTTCTAGTGCTGGTCCTGAAGTCATTACTGATCTCATTGATGGCATTACATTTCGTTCAAATACAAACTCTTTTAATTCCGCAACTAGCTTTTCATTTGGAATATAATTATGGTTTACCTTTAAATGGTTAGTCATAAACTCAAAATATCTATCTACTGTTTCTCCCCATGTTTCTCTACGGCCTTCTGCCTCTACCCATTTTGCATATCTGGATAAAGCAATAAAGTTTTCATAAGGATTTTCAATAGTTTGTGACATTTATTATACGACCTGTTCTCCGCCTTGCGGTGTTAAATTTAAGTGAAGTCCTAGTGTATCAAACTTTTATTTAGCGGTCTATAGGTAAAAATATTTTTTATTATCTCATTATTTAAGATATTATTTTGGTTGACTAACTTGACATCTATTCATAATTAATGCTATTCTTAGAGTTCGTTATCTCTATAGGAGGAAATGCCAATGGAGAATATAAAACAACAGTTTAGCGATTTAGTTCGTGACTGGACAATAATAGCAGTAACAATGTTATTTTTGTTTGGAAACACTGCAAACGCTGTAACTGTAAAACCTTTAGTGAAAACTGAAGCCCAATTAAAGCAAGAAGTCTTAGACAAGTTCAGTAATGCAAGTTACAGTCCGTCTGAGATGCTTACAGATGAAGAGTTAAAACAATTACTTGAAACTGTAGGATTCGAAGGAACAGGCCTTAAGAAAGCTTGGTCAATAGCAAAGCGTGAATCTAATGGAAGACCGCTTGCATATAACGGGAATAAGAATACAGGAGATAGTTCTTACGGATTATTTCAAATAAATATGATTGGAAATCTTGGTCCTGAAAGACTTGAGAAATTTGATCTACAGAGTAACAAAGAGTTATTCGACCCAGTAACAAACGCAGAGATAACGTATCATATGACCAATGGCGGCAATGATTGGTCAAGCTGGAAGGGTATGACCCCAAAAGCTAAGGAATTTTTCTTAAAATTTCCGACAAAGTAAAGGAGATGGGATGAGGGTACAGTATGTATCAACCTACATCTCCATGTCAGAAGAAGGATTGGTTGAAAAGCTTTTATGCCCAGTAGACCAATCCATTCTTTTTTCAAATCAAAACCTTTTAGATGAGATATACTTATATTGCTTAGAGTGCGATTATAAAAAAGATTTAGGGTTGACAACTTATAAAAAAATTGTAGATGATGTAAATAAAAATGTGTAACGAAAAATGTATTTGTGGCAAAGAGTCAGAGCCAATGAAAGTTACTGACGCAATGGGTAGAGAAGTTTGGTGGGAAGATGCAGGAAGACCTTAATAAAAAATCTGATAGCCTGGAAGATAACCTTCCTATGGTTAATTATATTATGCTGCATAGAATATACGATATGCTTAGCTTAATAGCAAAAGGGTCTGTGGGTCAAGAAGAAGTAAGCAAGATGATTGAATATCACGAACAAGGATACCTATTAGGTCCTGCTCCTGCCTACACCCCAGAAGAAAATGATTGACTTTTAATTTTTTATATTTTATACTTAAATTTCAGGTTGAGTTATGCTCCCTGTAAAACCCTAGTCGGATCCGCCTCTGACTAGGGTTTTTTAATACTATATGCGTGATACAATTAGATAATATTACCAATGGAGGAATACATGTATTTTTACGATAGACCAGATTGTATAAAACTTTCAAGCTACACAGATGCTTATGGTACACCAAGCGGAATATTCTTGTTTAAAAATATAATCCCAGAAGATTTGATGTTAGATCTCGAAAAAGAGCTTGACGGTCAGGACTACAGGGATTCCTTTAAGTATGAAGGAACGCTTATTAGCTGGTACGCAAATAAGATGGCTCCAAGACCAAAAAGATTATTAGAATTTTGGGAATTTGTGAGCGAACTTCTTTATCCTCATTACGTAATTCACCCATCACAGTCAATTTTAAATGTAAGACCTGGGGATGGTGGAATGTTTACACATTCAGATAGCCCTGGAAAGGGTGCCTGCCACTTGCTTTCACAAGATGACAAATATGCAACATGCTGTGTTATCGATTACGGAGTAGTTGCATACTTTGGACATTTTACTGGCGGAGAAATATTTTACCCAGACATTAACCCAGATGGAACAATAAAGACTGACGATAATAGACAAAGAGGTCAGTATGAGTACCTACCAGAGCGTGGTGACATAATTATCCATAGCGCATTTGATCCTTATAGCCATGGAGTAAAAGAGGTTGAGTCTGGCGTAAGATATGCATTCTCAAACTTCTCTTTAAAAGCAGAAGATAATCCAGGAACATTTTATAATTACAAAACACCAGAATACTATGAGCAAATAGGTAATGGCACAGAAGATGAACTAAATAAATGGATGCAGCCTCTAAGAGAGAACCCACAATTTTCAAAAGATAGAATAATCGAGATGCAGCAGTCAGGCCTTGAAGGTAAAGAATTAGCATCTACCTTTATGTCCGAATTCAAAGAGCATTAAGATCATTTAGTGCGAAAGTGAAAAAATTGAAGTGCGGCGGTAGAAGAGACCATTTGGAGGATATGAATGCCTAGACATTTTAGTAAAATGATGCAAAGTCCATATTTTAATACACCTCATTATCAAAATGAATCCCATGAAGCTTTACTTGAAGCAAAGATAGAAAATAAAATTGCTTCTATATTAAACAAGATTATGTTTTGGCGTGGAAAGAAATAAAGAATACAGAGCATTCAGACACAATGATGCCATAAACTATCAAACATTTGATGATGCCTATCGTGTCGATACATCTCATCCAGTTTCGATAAAAGAAGATGGCAGAATTGGTCCAGGATATATAGACAATTCGGACATATACCCCAATTCAATAGGATTTCAGAATGCTACGTTACACGAGCTAAATGAAATCAATAATTTTTTGCGGGAAGAACCAGGAATCGGCTCATATAAATTCATAGACGTAGGATCTGGTAAGGGAAGGGTCATTCTATACAATATGGCTCAAAAGGCTCCCTATGGCTCTTACATTGGCATTGAGATAGATGCTAGATTGCATAGCATAGCTGAAAAGAACTTAATGACTACTAATATAGATCTGAATAAGGAAGTAGTTCTAGTCAACCAAGATATATTAGACTATTCTCTCTCATATGAGCCATGTGTGTACTTTTTATTCCACCCGTTTTCTAGTGAAGTATATGAGAAGTTTATAGAAAAGAATATTGAGATCATTAATAAAACTAATTCTTATATTGTGTTTGTTTCTCCACAAGAATATGATTTATCTAAAGTAGTTGACAAAAATATTGTATTTAGCTCGATATCAGTGTGTATATATAAATAGGAAATAAGATCCTAATAAGACCCATGAACATATGATTACAGTCTTATAGAAGTAAGAGTAGTTCTTCATTGTCTATATCCTCATTTAGGTCAAAATCAAAGATTTCTTCTTTTCCCGCCCAATTTAAAAATTTAGATAGCATAGCTCCAGAAAGAATTGCTGTCGCAATTAGAATTAATACTGCCCATATTTTTTTCATGTAACTCCTTGTAGGGATACTGGGATTTGAACCCAGAATCTATTGTATATAAGACAAGTGCTTTAACCAAATTAAGCTATATCCCCTTGGGACTAGCGTATTCGGTTTCTCGCCACTAATTTTTCAATGCAATTAGTGCAAAAGTTTTCAAGTATGCCTTTAGCATTAATACGCTCTACATACTTTGGGTTTTCGCAAAAGTCACATTTCATAGTATTAGTATACCATAATTCTAGTTGACTGCAATTTTAGTTCTGTATTCCCAATATCTATCATATGTTTGCTTAACAATGTCACTTGCTTCAACTGCAGGCTTTAATATTGATTTCTCTGGTGTCCCTATATATCTATTTCTTTTAGCTAACGGGTAATTTGGATCCGAAAGGTTTGAAACTAACTTTTCATCCACCCACTTATCTGTAATGCCAGATTCTACAATAGGTATATTAAACTTATCAGAAATCTTTTGAACTAGATCCATTGGATTATTTCTCATATTTTCGTATACGTAGATCAATACATTGTCCCGCTCAAAATCATCTAAAAAAACATTATATAACGTATTGTAATATTTTATTTTAGTTTTTAGTATATCAGGATCTGATATGTCAAATTCCCGTAGGTCTGGTGAATCTATACCTTGAAAATGTCTTTCTAAACCTGAGACTATTGCATAATATGGATCTCTAAGTATGAATACTTGGTCTCCGCCTTCTGCCAGCAAATGTGGTTGATGAGTTGTTTGAAACCATTTCCCAAAAGCTTTTTCTAAAATAGTACTACAGTATGTTGTTCCAGATCCTGGAGCTGAGTTTATTATTAAATCATTCATTGTTTTGTTCCCGTTCTATTTCCTTTTTGTATTCTAGATATTTGTAGTAAATTTTATGATCCTGTATTGGTTGGTAAGACCATACCTGGTTGTTTATAAGATTTCTTAAAGGAGTAGCGTCTTTGGGAATTCTTTTTTTTAATTGTGGATCTTGCTTCATTTTTTCAACAACATTGTTTTTAATATTTTTTAGATCTTTATCATTTAATTGCAAATTAAACTTTTTACAAATTTGATGTAAAAATATTTCTGGTGTTTCTGTTAAAAATTCAAATGTAGAAATAAATACGTTATTTTGTTTCTGTAGGGATTCAAGAAACTTCATATAATCGTCCATTCCTCTTTGAAACATTGGATACAAAACTCTTTCAGTATTGTATTTTATTTCATTCATAACTCTTGCATTTTGTTTATCATCTGGGGTTGTCAATGCTTTATTTAATTCAAGCTCTGCTGAAGAAGCTACGGCTGATTGTGGATTTCTTAATATTGACACGTTATAAGTATTTTTATTAAATGCATCATAGTTATGATGAACTGATTCATATCTTGAGTCTTTTATATATTCAGATATTAAAATTTCAGCAAAAGTATTTCCTGAACCTGGTGGTGATATTACATGAAAAATTTTTTGATTACTCATGATACTTTTCCAATAAACAGTTTAAATATTTTTTCCCAATATTCTCTTTTTAAAGAATCTTGTGGATGTGGAGCCCATGTTGCAGTATCTTCTGGAGTGAACTCAGATAAGCCAACTGCTTCTCTTATTTCTTCTTGAGATATTGGCATAAGCATATTATGATCTTTCGCATATTGATTTAATGTCTTTACAAATATTCCATTAATATCTTGTCTTTCCTGATATGTGTAGCTGGGTGATATGCCATCGTATTTTAAAAGCATCTCAGTGAATTGTGGAAGTGGTTCTATTAGCTGTATCGTAGACCCCTTGAAATATTCTGTAACACGATCTAAATACTCTATAACTGTCTGTTCTGTATTTTGATGTTTTGGTAGCCACTGTCTAATATCGACATATCCTAGCCATAGCATAACTATATCTGAATCTTTAAATTCGTTAAATGGCCTTACCCAATAATTTCTTGGCTTAACACAATAATCGCTACCACTTTCTATTCCGCTGGACTCTGCTTTTTCTTCTTCAAGTTTTTTTGGATCAAAACCCCATGCTGTCATACCAGCAACCCCCCAGACCTTAAAATCTACTGGGCAATCTTCTGGATTCCAATGCTCCCATATTCTGGTTGAGTGGCAATCTCCTATAAGGTTTACTGATCTCATACTTTATTGTATCATTATATGTATCACTTGATCTTAGGTCTTAGGTCTTATATATTTAATATTTATTATTTATTGATTTACTGACCCCCCGACCCCCCTAGAAAAATTATACTATTTCTATTTTCGTTGTCAAGCTTTTTCCATAAAGACCCATTGCATATCTAGGACCACCCTCAACTTTTCTAACACCATGCTCATAAACATCATTAAACCCTGGGTGAAATACTATAGATCCTCTTTTTGGAGTATAATCTATATTTAAATTGCTGTAGTATAGTTCTCCACCTTTAAAATTATCATTTAAGTATAAAGTAGCGGAAAGAAAATCATATTTTTCAAATTCTTCAGGTACATTATAGTGGTCTACATGTGGTTGCATTTTCTTGCCTTCTGGAATCCTCATAATTATTCCCATGCACCTCCAATCATATTGATAATCAGTAGCAACATCGGCCCTTCTTTTTATAAACCCATGATCTTTAAATTTGCTTGTATTATTAAAAAATAAATAGTTATCCCAGCCTTCGATTGTTCCCCACTCTGCATTTTCAATGTGATTATCGATAGCCAAAAGCTCTTCTTCGGACAAGAAATTATCTACTGCCCAAACACGCTTATCTGGTGTAATATATTTTTTCATAATATAAGTTTACCACTCATTTCAGTCAACTGCCATTTCATATTTATAAAAATGTTAATATATTTTTATTGTGTACGATACACCCCTAAAAACAAAACGGACATTTAGGATAGACCGCACATATTAAGCGTGATTGTGATGTATCTCACATAGATTTAGAAAGATTTATTCCGACACGCCCGAGAATAGGGGTCTAAATGTCAGTCCCCCGTGTTAGGATTATAGTATAAAGAAAGTAAGAAACTCTTACTAAGAAAGGTGGTTCATAATGGACTACAACGATTACTATGACGATATCTATCTAGAGATATATGAGGAGTTTGGTGCTGACTCAGTATCTAACCCCGCCTATGCTGAGCAATTGGCTAAGGATAAGGGTGTGAGGTAACTCACACTCTATTAGCCCCGCCCTACGGCGTGTCGCCTTGATAATGTCAGCCCTATCGGCTACAATAACGACATACAACTAAATAAGAATTAGAGCGTGAGCCTAGCAAATAATCCGAAAGGTGAGCCTAGCAAATAACCGCTCAACACATAACTAACTACTAACGAAAGAAGAACAGATAATGACTATCACATACTCACTATGGCAAGGCTCTAATCTACTAAGCGTAGATAACACCGCTAAGAATAGCGCAGAACTATTAGCAGTAATGTCAGAATTAGAAAAACTAGGTAAAGGTTTTACCTACAATGTAAGAAAAGTAGAGGTAAAGAACTAATGTCATACGCATACTCATACAATACTAACTCAATAAATAAATACGAGTCTATCCAATCAGATGTATCAGACGCATACGCTTATCTAGATGAGGCAGATGAAGAACAACCGCCA